AGGGTTGGTGTATTATTATAGTAATTCTTACATATAAGAATATATAAAAGAAAACATATAAGGAGTGGAGGAAACATTATGAAAATCATAGCCTTTGGTACGCTAAAGGGGGGAACCGGCAAAACCACCGTGGCCTACAATGTGGGCGGTATTTTGGCAGAGGATTACAAGGTTCTGTTCGTTGACATGGATCCGCAAGCTAATCTTTCCGACAACGCTGGCATTGACACCACAGATCAGAGCGGCGCTACTATTCGGGATGTGTTTAGCGAGCCTCACCGGACGAAAGCTGAGGACGTTATTACACCTTCTCCCATGTGGCAATTACCCAATCTGGATATCATAGCAAGCCATATTCGCCTGACAGCAACCGAGTTACATCTGGTAGCTGTGGCTGGTAGAGAGCGAATCATACAGAAGTGGGTAGAGCGTAATCGCGCTAAGCTGGAGGAGTACGATTACATTATTCTGGACACGAACCCCAGTATGGGAATTATCAATCAGAACGCTTTCATGGCTGCGGATCACATCGTTCTTGTATCCGACGTTTCTAAGAAAGCAATTCAGGGAGCGCAGCAGTTCTCTTATCTGTGGGGAGAGGTCTGTGAGAACATGGATGTGGAGGACAAAACGAGCGCCCTGATCCTAAATAACAGCGACAAGCGGCTCGGCTTATCTAGGTATATCAAGGAATACTATCAAGAGGACGAGGATTTCGGCAAGATCATTCTGGATAGTGTTATCCCAGCCCGTGTCGATATCAAGAACACCGAAACCGAGTTTCTGCCAATCAATTTCACGGCTCCAGAATCCGACGCTTGTGAGGCGTTCAGAGCCGTCATAGAGGAACTGAAAACGAGAGGAGTATTGTAATATGGCTAATCCATATAAGAACGCAGATAAGAAGAAACGAGTCCCACCTACGGGCCAGCACAGGGAGGAGCCACCGGTAACACCACCCGTTGTTACGCCGGAAGTTCCCCCGGTGGTAGAGGCTCCTGTAGTGGAGCAAGCACCTCCGGCTACGACGTTGGCCGATATGATCGAACCGAAACCGGAGGGAAAGAGCTGTGGTTTCTATCTCAGCTCCGAAGCAATCAAGAAGCTGGATAAGGCAGCGAAGCAACTCAAATGTAGTAAAAGTAAGGCGTTGGATCTTCTGATCCGCAAATACCTATAACACGAAACCGGCAGCCGTTTGAGCTGCCGGTTTTATTTTTATGTACATTGTCTAACGAAATCATTTATGTCCAAACTAAGAGCATCGCACAACCTTAATGCAATAGACAAGCTGGGTTCTCTTGCACCTCTTTCAATTTTACTCACATATGCCTGTTCTAGTTTAGCTTTTGTGGCGACTTCTTTTTGCGATAAGTTCTGTGAGAGTCGAGCGTTCCTTACGAACTCTCCGAAAGTCAGACTCAGAACCGGGGTATCTGTGACAATCATTTTTCTGCCTCCTACTTTATCTCTCATAAAACGATAGCACGTTATTGTGCGAATGTCCAAATTATTGGACACTTAAAAAATTATATTGAAAAAGCAAAAATTGTGAATTATACTAATAATCGATTAGTCCAATCGGACTATAAGGGGGAATGGAAATGGAATCGTCATATACCAACCTCAGCATTGCCATGAAGGAGCAAAACGTTTCTGTTGGCGATCTGGCGAAACTCATAGGTAAAAGCGAAGAAATAGTACATCTAAAACTGCGGGGAGTAAGGGACTGGACTCTATTAGAGGCCATCGCGATCTGTCGCTACCTCCAATACCCCGATTTCAAGAAACTATTTTTACGATAATTATTATAATTAGTTTTCGTAAAATGTCAAGACTTTTCTGAAAAATTGGTGATGTGTATGTGTGATGTTTGTTTGAAATCACCCTGCGATCCGCGTTGCCCCAACGCTCCTGATCCTCCGACGGTTTTCGTCTGCTCCGGTTGTGGCGATAACATACTGGACGGTGACGATTATTGGGAGATCATGGGAGAGCAATGGTGCGAGGACTGCATAGACGGAGCGAGAAGGGTGGCCGAGTATGATCCTTACTAACGAAAATTACTATTCCGATATAGCAAACCAACAGTATATGAGCGTTTCTCAGTACAAGTCCTTCCGTAAGTGCGAGGCTGCGGCTATGGCTGAGCTGAGAGGGGAGTGGAAGCGCCCCGCAACAACGGCATTGCTAGTGGGTAGCTATGTCGATGCGTGGTTCGAGGGTACGCTGGAGGAGTTCTGCCAGAGTAACCCTGAGATATACACCAAAGCCGGGAATCTGAAAGCGGATTTCGTACAGGCTGAGGCGATTATAGCTAGGGTACAGAAAGATCCCACGTTTATGCGGTACATGGCTGGTAAGAAACAGATTATCCTTACGAGAGAGCTGTTCGGTGTGCCGTGGAAAATCAAGATAGACAGTTACCACCCGGATAAGATCGTCGATCTCAAAGTCATGCGCTCTATGGAGAGGATCATGGGTAAATCGTTCGTCGAACATTGGGGATACGATTTACAAATGGCAATCTACAGCGCAGTAGAGGGCCGGGATCTGGCTACATATCTAGCCGTGGTAACGAAGCAAGACCCTCCCGATTTGGAAATTATCAGTATCCCTAGATGGCGGCGGGCCGAGCTGCTGGAAGAAGTGGAGCGATCCATGCCCCGGCTACTCGCTGTAAAAACGGGTGCAATTCCACCCGCCCGATGCGGATGCTGCGAATACTGTCGGGCTACAAAAGTCATTACAGAGCCTATAGATTTCGAGCTAGTGGGTTTATCCCTAGCCGAGCGACAGGCTCTTTTTGGTTCCCTAAAATAGTCCAATTGGACTTAACGAAAGGAGAGTATTATGCCTGTAGCAATGATATGGGGAAGTCCCGGCTCGGGTAAAACCGTAGCGGCGACAGCTCCCAAGAAAGAGAAAATCCTGCTCTTATGCTCCGATAATTCGGCGGTCGTGCTGAATATGTTCGAGCGTAAGAACGTCACCGTGGAGAGGGTGGAACATTGGATCGATCCCGGCGATGGTAAGAACTACTTCACCAAGCAGTTTGAAACCGCGCTGGAGTCCGGCAAGTACACCTTGATCGTGGTTGACAACCTCACGGATATCAAGGAAATGGCCCTGCTGGAGATCGACGAGGAGGGTCGTATCAAGGATATTCGGCAAGTATACCAAGCGGTATACATGGCGATCAAGCGCCTTACCCGTATGGCTGCGAACGCTAAGTGTCATGTGACGTTTACTGCTTGGGACGATATGGAGCAGATCGAGAAGAACGACGGCACTCTGGCTCTGCGTCAGTTCCCGAACCTTCCTCGTAAGATTCTCCCCCAAGTTCTCGGCCTGTGTAACATCGTAGGTCACATGGCTAAGGCCAAGGACAGCAAGGGCGAAATGCGGTGGTATCTGGTCACGGAGGACTCCGAAACCCGATACGGCTGTAAGGATCAGCTCTACGGTCGTAAGAGCTGTATGCCTGAGAACCTGTTTGAAGCGCCGGAGGTTAAGAAGTGAACAACCGCAAGGACGATTTTATCCGGCTGTACACACAGTACATCAAGCGGCCCGGTGCTACCGATCTGCTAGAGTGGCTGGAATCCACGGACTTCTTCGCAGCTCCGGCATCCACGCGGTTTCACGGGAACTACGAGGGCGGTTTATGCGAACACAGCGTAAACGTATGGGAGGAGCTGGTACGGCTCCTGAAAGCCTACCCAGAGGTTAAGGTGAGCGCGGAAACGGCTGCCATCGTGTCCCTGTTGCATGATCTCTGTAAGATCGGCTGTTACAAGACCGAACTGAGAAACAAAAAGGAGGGTGGCGTGTGGCGATCCGTCCCCACCTACGTTTTTCAGGAGGATTTCTGCTACGGCGGTCATGGCTCCAAGAGCGTTTATCTGATTCAGAAATACATAGCCCTCACCGAAGCCGAGGCGGTGGCCGTGAACTGCCATATGGGTTTCTCGGATCGCACTCCCGGCGAGTACAGTCTGGGCAACGCTTTCGAGAAATTCCCGTTGGCGTGGCTCCTGCATACTGCTGACTCGGCGGCTACATATATAAGAGAAGCTAAAATATAACATTATATATAAGGAAATATATAAGAATGAACGAACAGGCAAAACAAGCTATCTTGGCGCTGGGCGCTCTCGCTGAGATGTGCGCAGAACTGAACCGACAGCTTATTAGAAATGGTTTCACGGAGAAACAAGCCCTCGATCTGACGGGTAAGTGGCTCGTGGCAACCGCAACACCCAGACAAAACAAGGAGGAACAATAACTATGGCTAATTGGACTTTCGATCCCAGCCAGTACAAAGAAAAGAACTTCGAGATCATCCCCGTGGGTGACTACCGAGCTAGAATCGCTGATGTGGTGGAGAAAACCTTTAACAGCGGTAACGCCGGTTACGAGATCACTCTGGATATCAACGGATACAACAGCAAAATGTGGATGTATCTGGTTCTCGATTCTAGCAATCCCGCCCAGACCAATCAGCGCCTTGGTGATTTCTTCGATAGCTTCGGCATCAAGAATTACTCCATGGGTTCCGGTAAGCAATGGATCGGCAGCGTTGGTGCTGTCCGTATCAAGCACGAGGAGTACAAGGGTGACACCCGAGCTAAGGTCGCTTATGTGATCGCTCGTAACCGTCAAGACAAACTGGCTCCGTGGAAGGGCAATACCGGTGCTACTCAGGCTCCCGTGGCTCAGGTAAGTATCCCCGACGATCTGCCGTTCGATATGGGTTGAGGCCGATGAAAATTCCTAACAGCGTCCGTATCGGGGGAGTGGAGTATGAGGTTCTTTATACTCCGAACCTCCGGTTAGGGACAGAGCTATGTTATGGTGCTATCTCCTATGACAACGGCACTATCGAATTGTCCGAAACCGATGGTCTGGGCCACGAACATCAATGTATCACCCTTTGGCACGAAATCCTCCACGGCATCCGGGAACACGCTTGTATGCAGATCGAGAACGAGGAGGAGATCGTGGAAATGTTCTCCAAGGGCATCTATCA